CCTAGAACTTATTTCTATGTTGATTTGGATGATGTAGAAAAAATAGTTGTTGGAGGTCGATTACTTTATTCGACAGAGGTGCCAATCGATGAAGTGTACGATCTAAAAACAGATCCAGAAGAGTACATTAAAAAAATTAAACACCCTGTGTATGGCTTGAGAAAAGGCGAAGAATGGACACAGCTTTTTGAGTATATAAGAGATGAAACTCCGTACAATGGAGTTTTTCGTGGTAGCTCATTTGATGTTGTTGAGTGGTTTTATCCAATAGAAGTTTACAAAGTAAAAGACACGGAGGAAAAATGAAAATTGGAGATTTAGTTTTTAACAGTTATCATAGTATTTTAAGATTTGGAACTATCCAAAGGAAAAGAATTGATCAAAATGGATGGACATACTTTAAAGTAAAGTGGCATTGTGATGACACCTATGAAAGAGCTATGAGCACTCGTGAAAGCTTATGCGGAAAAGATTACAGACTACATGAATATCGAAAAGATCAAATAAAACCAGTTTCTAAAAATAATTTATCAAAAGTTATACAAGAACATGAAAATGCGATAAAGCCTGATGCTAAATTAACAAATAGAGGACTCTGCGCACCGTCACCGCGCATAGATGTTGTATGAGTATTAAAAGAAAACTACGACGCAAACAAGCAAAAAAAGGAAAGAAAAGAGCAGAAAAAGAGTTGGCAACAAAGGTTGCACTTTTTGGAAACTTACCAAAAAAATGCTTGACATGTGAAGAACCTTTTGATAAACTGAACCGTGAACAAGTAATGAGTTGGAATGTTGTCGTAAGACAAAAAGAAGAAAAAGTCAACCTTTACTGCCCTGAGTGCTGGGATAATGCACAACAAGTGATAAAAAAATACATGGAGGATAAAGATGCAGTTTTACCCACAACGTAAAAAAGGCTTCATCTTTAATGAAGACGTTGCCGAAGAATTAGGTGTTTTGAATGAATATCAAATGTATCAAGAGGACTATGACTATGATCCACTAGTTGAAGCATTCAATCAAAAGTTTGGTGTTGAGCCTGAATACCCAAAGCATTTCAAATGGGAAAAAGGTGGATACGTTCAAGGCTTACAAGGTTTTGATTGGGACACTGAATACCTTCTTTTTGATGTTTGGGTCGAAGAACAATATCCTGATGAGTGGGATAAGTTCACTAACAGTCTGGAAGAAATGGATATTGATCTAATAGAAGGTTCTTGGTCGGAGTTAGGATGAGTGAAGATAAAGTTAATCGACCGAACCATTACAATATAAATTGGAAAGGTGAACAAGCAATAGAAACCTACCACTATATCCGTTCTTGGAAAATGGACTACCCAGAGTCTAACATCATAAAATATGTAACTCGTCACCCTTACAAGGGTAAGTCTTTAGAAGATTTAAAGAAAGCACGTTGGTATCTCGACAAACTTATTGAAGAGGTAGAGGCAAAGGAAGGTACTTGCGAATGAAAGAAGCACTAACTTATGATGATGTACTTTTAGTACCAAGATATTCAGACATTAAAAGCAGAAAAGAAGTTTACTTGACTTCTGCATTAGATGAAAGTTTAGTATTTAAACTTCCTATCATATCTTCACCAATGGATACTGTCACAGAATCAGAGATGGCTTATACTATGGATAAACTTGGTGGTTTAGGTATACTTCACAGATATAATTCTATTGAGGAGCAAGCTGGTTTAGCCGCAGAAGTCATCAATGCCGGCGCAACGAACGTTGGTGCTGCAATTGGCGTGAGTGGTGATTATTTTGAAAGAGCGCAAACACTTGTAGAAAATGGCGTTAATATACTTTGCGTTGATGTCGCTCATGGTCATCATATCCTAATGAAAGACGCGCTTGGTGTTCTTAAAAAATCATTTGGTGAGTCAGTTCATATTATGGCTGGAAATGTTGCTACATTAGAAGGAATGAATGATTTAGCCAAGTGGGGCGCCAATTCTGTGCGCTGTAATATAGGCGGCGGTTCTATTTGCTCTACAAGGATACAAACAGGACACGGCTTGCCTGGACTGCAAACTATCTTTGATTGTGCTCAAACTGAACATGATGTTGCCATCATAGCAGACGGCGGCATTAGAACTGCTGGTGACATTGTAAAAGCTTTAGCTGCTGGTGCAGACTTTGTTATGTTGGGTTCGCTTCTGGCGGGAACAGATGAAACACCAGGAGAAGTAGTTCAGCTTCCAAATGGAATGAAAAAGCGATATCGCGGAATGGCTTCTAAAGACGCTCAAATGGATTGGCGGGGTCGTTATAGCTCTAATGAAGGTGTAAGCACCTTTATCGACTACAAAGGATCAGTCGTGGATATCTTAGAAGATCTCCGTGGCGGCATGTTGTCTGGCTTGTCTTACTCAGGGTGTAGAACCATTACAGGACTACAAGCAAAAGCCCAGTGGACAAGGCAAACAACTGCCGGATTGTCTGAAAGTAAAACACACATTTTAGGCAAATGAGAAAAAGAAAAGCAAAACCTGAAGAAGCGAAAACCATCACTATCGATAGTCTGGAGACATTAGACACCAACTTAAGAATAAAACTAAAGTTCGATGACATTACAAAGTTTTGGTTTTTTAATGAATACATTAAAAGTTATCTTTTGGATGACCCGCTTCTTCAACCCTTCATAGAGAAAATAAAAGAAAGTAGCATGATGGCGAGAAAACATAAACTAAAGAAAAATCGCCAACTACTTGAAAAAGAAAAAGAAATAAAAAATAAGTTTGGTTTAAATCCAGATGATATTGAAAATATTTTTGACTTAATTGAAAGCGAGGAATAATATGAGAAAATGCGCCGCAGACAACATGGAGAACGACAGTATATGTAAAAAAGAGGACTGTAAGCTCTGGATAAAATATGGTGAAGATTTAAATTGTACCTTAGTTTCAGTAAAAAAACATGGTAGATTAGGTCTTAAAGAAGTTGGCGAGAGACTAGGTATATCATATGTCCGTGTTTCTCAAATAGAAAAAGAAGCATTTAAGAAATTAAAAAAGAAAAATTTTGAGTTAGAAGATACTATTTATAACACGTAAACCAAACCAAAAGATGCCTAGCATCTAAAAAGGAGATTAAATATGTCTGACAAAAAGACTTTACTTGAAGAGGGAACCATCCGTCGCTTCATGAAACTTGCAAACATGGAAGCAGTTGGAACCGGTTTCATTAACGAAATGTATAGCAACGATGATATTGAAGAAGGCAAGCGTCGTGGCAAAAAGAAAAGAAGATTAGAAGAAGAAGATGCCGATCTTGAAGAAGGCTCTCATGACAAGCCAGATGCAGACGACCAAAAGGTCAAAGAAGGCATGGGCTCTTATAAGAAAGATGAGCCAGAGAAAATGGAAGAAATGGCATACGGTAGTAGCGCAATGGCTGACGAGGATTCTCCAATGATGGATGATGGCAAAATGCAAGATGACGAGGAGATGGATTTAGATGTCGAAGACGAAAAAGAAGAAATGGATATGGACGCCGGTGATATGGGCGAACTCACACTCACTGACGAAGAAGCTGAAGTTTTCCTAAAAGTAGCTGACAAAGTTCGTGCCGCTATGGAAATGGACGCACCAGAGGAAATGGACGCACCTGATATGGGTGACATGGATGAGCCTATGGATGACATGAGCCCTGATATGGACATGGAAATGGACGCTGGAGAAGAGATGGAAGAAGAGCCAATGATGGAAGACATGGTTAACGAAGTTGCCCGTCGCGTAGCTCGCCGTCTTAATGGACTAAAAAAGTCCAAGTAAAAAAATATAGCAAGTATTTAATCGAGGTTTTTAATGCAAGAACTCTTTTGGTTTTTCTTGGGTGGATTGGTCTATCTAGCGGTAGATAAGTCCATCTCTTTTTATAAGAAAGTAAAATTTTTAAATGATATTAAACTGCTTTCTTTTAAACTTATTGGTTATGCCTACCAACAATGGGTAACGGTTACTGCTGCAAAATATATTTATTTAGAGGCAAACGAACATGACAAAGAGCAAATTAAAGTATTGAAGAACATAGATGAAGCCGATTTGCTTGAATGGAAAAAAGAAGCGGTTAAAGGTCTTAATGAGTCAGTTCCCCCTCATTATCGATCAGCCCTTAAGATAGATGGTTGGGAATCAGTTGTAGGCACTATGGAAAAACATTACATGGGTGTTCTAGAAGGTGATTACATTGTCAAAAAGGAGGGCAATTCAAATGTTGAAAACTAAAAATAATAAAGAAGAGGCTGAAAAAGATGTAATAAGTTTAGCCGATCTTCAAATGGCTGCAGCTGCTAATACACCAGAACCCCTCAGAACTATTGGTCTTTTTGGCGATCTAGACGAAGAGAAGGTCGAAGATATTTGCTCTGGTTTTCTTTACCTAAAACATACAGCGAATGTTAATACAGACTTTCCACTAGGAATGCCTGAGTCAAAAGAAGGGGAAGAACCACCGAAGCCAGAGCCAAAGCCGATTACTTTTTATGTTTCTACTTGGGGCGGCGATGCCCTTGGTATGTTTGGCATTTATGATCTTATGCGTATTGTTCGTGAAGAGTGTGATATCGAAACTTTTGGTTTAGGTAAGGTTATGTCCGCCGGCGTTCTCCTGTTAGCAGCAGGAACAAAAGGTCAGCGTAAGATTGGCAAACACTGCCGAGTTATGATGCACTCTGTTCGTGGCGGACACATGGGTACCATTCATTCATTGGAAAATGAAATGGAAGAAACCCGTTGGATTCAGAAACAGCTTATTAAGGCTTTGGTTGAGGAAACAAACTTGACCGAAAGACAGCTGAAAAGAATGCTTAGTAAGAACTTAGACCTTTACCTTACCGCAGAAGAAGCAGTTAAATACGGAATTGCCGATATCATAGTATAAGGAACTATTTATAGTATGTCCGATCTCAAAACCCTCGTAGAAAATTACTTTGCTCTCAAACCAAAAACCTTGACAAAACAAATGTTATATGAGATATTTGATGAGGTTTTGAATGAAGTATCTTTGGAAGATAAAAAAGGAACCGCCAGGGATCTTGAACAGTCATTGGTTGATGCTGCTAATAATACTACTCCAGAAAAGTATGCCTCCCTGTCTCAACTTTTAGTATCTGACTTGGGCTATAACAGCGGGAAAATGAATAAAAACACAAAACCAACACAATTTTGGATTGATAATGGAGGTACGGATACAACACCAAAGTCTGACTTTATTTTTGGTGAAAATGTTAAAGTATCGTTGAAGTTTGGAGCAAGTCAATTTATGTCAGGTCAATCTGGGGAAACCAAAGCCACAGCCGCTGCTGCATTTGACCAAATACAAGTCGAACCAGATTCAACATTAATAGATTTAATTTCAGAGTTGAGTGGAAAATTGATTTTTGAAGCACCCGTTGGTGAATTGAAAAAAGCTTTAAAGAAGGGTAAGGTTGATAATTCTCTGCAAAGGGATTTACAAGTATTAGAGGGAAGGCTTAAAACACAAGAGCGACTACAAAACTATTTTGATAATAAAGTACAAGGAAACGAAAAATTTAAATTTCACTTTTTAAAAGAAGCGATGACAGGTAATTATAAGTTTGGAGTTGACGCAGAACAATCAGCTGATCATCTGATGGTCGTTGCGGGAAAAAACATTATTTACGATCCAAGATATGCAGAAAAAATAAACTCTTCCAATATAAAAGAATTTTATCATTATGATAAAATTGATGACAATATAATCAATAAATATCTTCCTTTGACTAATCTATTAGTCAAATTTAAGACTGATAGTGAAAAAATAGCTGGCGCATCTGGAAAAAAAATAAAGACCGGCAGAGTAAAAGCACGAGAGGTTGTTGGTCTTATGGTTTCAGAATTGACTGAATTTATAGAAAAAAGAAAAGAATATATTAATGAAGATGTGCAAGCTGATTTTGATATTATTGATATGAAACATCTAAACATAAAAGATATAGACACAGAGCCAGAAGATCAATTGAAAGAGTTATTTGAAGAATTCACAGTTAAATTAATTACAAAATTTACTCAAAATAAAAACCTTTTAGAAGTAGTAAATCTTCTTGGTTTAGATTATGAGGTTGTTGCATTACCTCAAAAATTAGATTTTTTTAGTTTTAATCAAATAGAGGAATAAGTGCTCGTTCGAGAACGCTTTAAAAATTATTCAAAAGACCATTGTTGGCAATATGAGATACGTCTCCAAAACCTAGAAGATGACCTCAAAGCTATTGGTTTATCTAAAAACGAAATGGAGAAACTATCCATTGACGACTTCCTGTTCAGTTATGTAGATAAAGAAGATAAAGAACAATGCGAAGAAATAAAAGACTTTATCAAAAAACACGAATGGCTTGGGAACATTCCAAACCGACCAACTCACCGGTTTACAGCGAGACTAAAACAGAACTCCGCACTTGCAGGCGTAGTTATCATGGCGACACCCAACGCTTTCAGTCATCTTTTAGGAAAAGAAAACCGTGACCTAGAAAAGTTAGTAGCCCGTGGAGCTAGCATTAGTTGGGCTCCAAAAAACCTGGGCTCTTGGATAGTCTCACAGTCAGTAAAGTGGATGGTAAGAAACACAGACTTCCGTATCTTTACAGCTTATTCAGACCCAGAAGCAAAAGAACTTGGAACCATTTATCAAGCAATGAACTGGACTTACCTGGGTCAAACAAATGGAACAGCAAAACAATATCTTGACCCAGCCAAACCAAACAAAGGTTGGTTTAGTGATAGAGACTTTCGCAAGAAGTCAAAATATAAAATGTATGCCGAAAACATAGGACTAGACAAAGACCTATGGAAAAGCTGGATGAAAAAGTATTCACCCAACTGGGATATCATTCCAGCCGACATTAAAACAAAAATAAAACAAGAGGAAGAAAAGTATCGTTCTTCTTGTATCAGTAGAACCGTTCCACCAAAGCATAAGTATTGCTACATTCTTGGACGGTCTAAAAAAGAAACAAAGCAACTTAAAAAGTTGTTTGCCGAGAACAATCCAAAGAAAATAAATTTGTCTTATCCTAAAAAAAGAGGCGAATAGGGGTTGACAAAACTCAATAACCTGATATAATAATTCGCAGAGGTGTTTTTATGAAAGAATTTAGTAACTCGGAAAACCTTCGAGGTCAGTTAGAGAAGGGTATACAAACTATTGCAACCAACGTTGCCTCTACCCTTGGTCCAAAAGGACGCACAGTTATTTTACATCAGAAAGGCAAAATGCCAATCGCAACAAAAGACGGCGTAACAGTCGCAAAGTTTATTGATCTAGAGAACTCATTTCAAAATGCTGGTGCTCAGATTGTAAAGCAAGCAGCAGAAAAGACAAACCAAGAAGCTGGTGATGGTACCACAACAACAACCGTTTTAACCTACGCCATGTACCGCGAGGCACAAAAGTATTTAGCTTCAGGCGCCGCCCCGGTAGAATTAAAAAAAGGAATGGATTTAGCTGTTGACTATCTGGTAAACCAAATCAAGGACCAAGCAACTCCTATCAAGTCTATTGATGATATTGAGTCTATCGCCACCATCTCAGCAAATGGTGATAAAGTTATTGGTCGTCTTATCGCAAAGGCAGTTGACCTTGCTGGTAAAGACGGTTCGGTCACTATCGAAGAAGCGCGATCCGTAGAAACTAGTCTAGACCTTGTAGAAGGTTTTCGCTTTGATTCCGGTTACTTAGCCACTGCTTTTATTAATGATGAAAAGCGTGGCGTTGTAAGTTACGACGAACCTATTATTCTAGTGACAGACGAAAAAATTGAGTCTGTAGAAACACTCCTACCTGCTCTTGAAATCGCAGCAAGAGAGGGTCGCCCCTTTGTAGTTGTAGCGGAGGACATCGAGGGTCAAGCCTTAGCTGCTCTCATTATGAACGCTATGCGCGGAACTATGCGAGTGTGCGGCATCAAAGCGCCTCGCTATGGTGAAGAAAGAAGAAATATTTTAAAAGACCTTGCTCTTTCAGTTGGAGCAACTTTTGTTTCTCGTCAGATGGGTAAGAAACTTAAAGAGGTAAAACTTACAGATTTTGGAAAGTCAAAACGAATTGAAGTTGGGAAAAATTGGACTACTATTCTTGGAGGTAAAGGAGCCCTTGAGTCAGTAGAGGACCAAATAGAAAAATTAAAAGCCATCATACAAGATACAGAGAGTATTCACGAATGTGACAAGATACAAGAGAGAATCACACGTCTAGCATCTGGCATATCAGTGATTAGAGTGGGCGCCGCTACTGAGATCGAAATGGTTGAGAAAACGCATAGAATTCAGGACGCATTAGAAGCTGTTAAATCAGCCCAGGCAGAGGGGGTTTTACCCGGAGGCGGCTCATTCTTAGTACAAAATTCTACGAAAATGATAGAGTTTTTAACAGATGAAATAGAGAACGAAACACAGGCTCTCGGAGTTAAAATAGTCCAAGGCGCGTGTGAAGAACCGCTACGACAAATGTGTCTTAATGCGGGTGAGTCACCAGACATTATCGTGTTCGATGTAGAAAAGCAAGAAAAAAACTTTGGCTATGATTTTAGCCAACAAAAAATGGTAGACCTTGTAGAACGAGGGGTTATAGACCCTGCTCGCGTAACACGTTGTGCTTTACAGAATTCTGTATCCGTTGCAGGTACACTTATTACGTCAAACTTTGCGATTGTTGAAGTGTGACACTACTTATAAAGTGAGCACGGGAGGGCTTATGAAATGGGTGACGAGACAGCTAGCACAAAAAATGCAGTTGCTTGGGCAGAGATAAACGGTAAGTTTGATCGTATGCTACAATCTATTGATACAGTCAAAGACAAGCAGGAAGAAATGGCTGATGACATCACCAAGATTAAAGAAGCCGTTTACAATCCCGACTCTGGACTTTATGCTCGTTTGCGTGAGTTGGAAAGCTGGAAAGAAACAAGCACTAGAATTATTTGGATGGTTGTTAGTGCTGTAGTTGCCCTTTCAGTTGCCACTATCTACAAAAGTCTACTTTAACACTTGACAATAAACAAAAAATACAATATTATTATCTTAAGGAGTTTATATGAAAGTAAACATTCGATATACTGTTGATTTAGAGGAAGTTTTAGATGAAATGTCTGAACTTTATCATAAGTCAGATGACAAACTAGAAAGGACTGTAGGCATTTATGATAGTTTTATAAAAAATGGTTTTAGCGAAGCACAAGTAGAACAAATCATCACTGCTTTAGAGCATAAACTAGATTGCTATAGTGACCATCAAACAAAAATTGCAGAAGTTTTAAACATTCTCCAGGGATATAAAAACATAAAAGATGGAAATATTCAACCACCACCAGAAGAGCAAGTAAGCGAAGATGTATAATTTAGTGCCTGGTGATTTAGTTTGGATACCCGCTGATACACCCATGGAATATGAAAATGCATTCGCGGTAGGTAGATCAAAAGTGCCCACTTTTGGTTTAGTCTTGAAGAATAAAAATATTATGTGGGAAAATCATGTGGTTGTTTTACGGCATGACGAAAAAGTATCGATAAAGAGAAAACATTTAAGAAAAATAGATCCTACGGAGGAAACAAATGGTTCAGTTAGTAGAAGTTATTAAGAACACAAGAAACTATGAATTGCGAGAGGTTTTTGTAAATCCTCGTCACGTTGTAATGCTACGGGAAGATCACGCAACCCGTTCAGCAATCAACGAAGGCAAGGTTATTGAGGGGATGGATCCTCGACAACAATACACAAGAGTCACAGTTGACAACGGCACAACTGGCTCACAGTTCGTTGTTGTTGGTTCACCTGTAATTGTAGAATCAAAACTTAAATCAGGGAGGCAATTACTCAATGGATAACAAACACTACACATTATATATTAAGAAAGACTGTCCCTTTTGTGTTCAAGCAAGAGAAGAGGTTTTCCGTCAAGGTGTAAGCCATACGATTTACCCACTCGATAACAAACCAAAAAGATTGCAGGAGCTAAAAGATTTTTACAATCACCACACAGTGCCAATGGTTTTTGTTCGTGAAAATGGAATGGAAAAACTTATTGGTGGGTATACCGATCTAATATCCTATTTCGATAAGTAAAGACTATTTATATCACGGAGATTAGTCTTTATGAGA